CTCATATTAGGATCACCAAAATTAACTTTTTTAACTTTATCTCCGTCTTTTACGAACACTTTAAACTTCTTAACATCACCCCTCATAGGTTTATTAAGAGTAACTGTTTTACCTTGATAGGTTGCCATTAGATTTCTGTTTCATTTCAATAAACTGATCTACAGTCATGTTTAAGACACCTGTATTTAGTCTAAACTTCTCATCAGTTCTTGTATCGAGACGATCTGTAAGAAACTTTATATGTAGATTTTTTTCTTCAATCTCTTTGATTAATTCTTTGTTAATCTTCTTTTCTTTTCTAAGTCTTGATTCTACTTCTTTTACTGTACTCATTTACTAATTCCTCTCACTTTTTCAAACGATCTAAGCCCCCCAAGCCCTAACATACCTAATATTAAAGGCATTAGCTGACTTAGGTCTAAAGTCGGTAACTCTATATCACTTCCAAATATTTTCAAAACCATAACTATAAAGGGTTGAAACAAGTAAACAAATGCTACAGAGATACCTGAAACCCAACCTAAGAAAGGTCTCCAACCTGCAACAAAAATACTTCTATGTCCTGCTTCAACTTTATTTACATCAATTTGTTTTGTTTTTAATTCATTCTCTAATGCTTGTAGTTTGATTTTAGCATTATCTTTTTCTTCTTGTGAGGTATGAAGTGAATCTATTATTCCTCCAACACTTTTAACAAGATCACCACCTAGTAGTTTAGTTAACATTAAATACTCCTCATAATTTCTGCTAATTCTTTTGCTCTATTGGGTGTTTGTTTTGCCCATAAACTATCAAGCATTTCTGAACTAGCAGATTCATAATCGCACTTGTTTAAGTGGTATCGAAAGTTTTTAAATTTTAGTAATCTTGGCAGTCCTAACTGAAAAGCCATATTAATAACACAGCCAAAAGCGACAGGATCAATATTTTCTTCTTGAGTGAAAGTTCTTGAATCTTTAACAGCTTGGCTGAAGTCTTTTTCAAAGAACTCCATAATTTTCGTATCATCATATTTTACTCCTTCCTTTAAATCGTCTGTAGGTAAAACTAAATGTCCAACTCCAAAAGTTGCGTTACCTAAATGGTCTAAATAAATTTCGTTAATTGTTGATTCATGTTTGATAATTTGTTTTTTTATTTCTTCGTACATTCTAATTCTTTTAATCTTTCATGGGTTATTTGTGAGATGTCTTGGAATAAGACAGGTATCAAAGATATATCTATCTCTGTAGGTTTACTAGGTTCTATATCTTTAGATTCATCTTTAGTAAGACTTAAATAAAGTTTACCAGATTGATAAACTATTCTCAAATTTTTCCATTCCATCTACCACCTTTTTCAAGTACCATAGGAATTAATTGAGGAATACCATTAAGAATAATTGCACAACCAAGAGTAGGTCTGCGAATATTTATTTTAGAATAAGCAAAAGCTAAAGAATCTTTATCTATTAAACAACCTATAGTCATTCCCCATCTAAGTTTCTCAGGCGAATTCCAGTACCCTAATTTTAGATCGGTGTGGAAATGTCCTTGTATAAAATTATAGCCTATAGACATAGAAGATTGAACAGGATCTTTACTCATGTTATGACAAAAATAATATTCACCATATTTATCTTTAATAACTAATCTTTCATGCCATTTCCAATTTTTATAATTGACACCTAATATATCTGCATAACCTTTTATAGCTTGTCTTGGAAATCCATGATGTTTTCTTTTACGATAAACAAGAGAGCCATGATTACTATGAAGTAAATCCATTTTAGGAAATAACTTTTCTAGTTTTTTAATTTTGTATTGTGCAAGTTCTAATTCTTTAGTAGCACTTGGTAGATCAGGATCAGAGTCATGAAATGATAAAGCTGAGTAATCAACTTCATCTCCAATGTTTACGACTCTTGAAAATTTATATTTGTTGTTAATAGCTTTTAGAAAGTGATAGCTATCTTGATGAGAATAAGGCTCATGCAAGTCTGAAATGCAAAGTATATTAGACATACATTTATCTTTTCAGATTAGAGTAATATTGCAAGTATTAATTTTAACTAAATATGCCTTATTTAGACCATTCAACTTTAAATTCTCTACCTTTAGAATCGCTTATACTCATAGTTTGTTTCTCAGAACCCCATACATGGTTCTGTAATTTAGAATTTTTATGATGAAAGTTCTTTTGAATTAGCTCTATTAGCTTAACTTCAGTCATAGTTAATTGTTTTGTCTTTGCTTTTAAATGAGCATCTTCAAGAATTTTATCTAATTTTTCATGGTTTAAAGTGATCTGATCGCTTTGTGCAACCCTATATAAGTCTTGATAATTCTTTTCATTTAACCATTTACGGAGTGTTGTCCAACTTACATCAAGTTCTTTAACACATTCTCTAGTAGTCTTTCCTTCTGCTACAAGTTCCATAAGTCTTGCCATAATACTTTGTTTGTATTTTGCAGGTCTGTTTCCTTGTTTGTTTGATTCTTTAATTAAATCCATTTATTTTATCCCTAATAGTTTAGTAATAAATACAGTTATTGCAATTACTATTCCACCAAACAAAGCCAACGCTTTTATACCACCAGCACCCATATTCATCTTAGCTTTTAATACTTCAATGTCTTGATGGTTCTTAGTTAGATCCTTATGCATATGATCTAGCTTAGCTTCCATACTAGCTAACTGTTCTTTGATAGTCATTTTTTATTTACACCTTTGCATTTTTCACGAACAGCTTTAAATTCATCACCAAGTTTTAAATCTTTATATCTGGAACATACTTTTAACATTTCTAATTGCTGTTTAAGTTTTTCATTTTCAAGCATAATGCTTTTGTATTCAGTTGTGCAAGTACCACCAAAGCTATAGCTATAACGCAATCCTATCCTACCACTATCACCTCTACTGTTATTACTACTTGAATTATCATAAAGTTGTTCTTGTAGATTATATTCCATATAAGGCTCTAACCTATGGTTATTACAATGGTTACTACCATTGAGGTATTCATTTTGTCCAAATGCAAAAGGAGATACTAATATCATTATAATAATCCACCATATTATATACAGTTTCATTAGTAACCACCATTTTTAATATCTTTAATATCATACTCTATCTGTCTGATTGTATCGTTAAACTTATAATAAGAATCATTAAGAGCCTCTAGTTCTGCTCTTGATGCTGTTTCATAAATAAGTTTCTCAACAGTTTTTGCAGTTGCTTCAACTCTACCTATCCAATTATTTAATTGTGTTATCTCTCGAAACATTTCTTCTCTAGCTTCTGAATAGTTTTTACTATTATCATTAACATCTTTTTTTAACATCATTATTTGTTGTTCATTATCATCAATAATATTAGTAAGTTTAGATGTGTAATTAATACCAGAATAAATTGCTACTAAAATTGAGATAACAACAGGTACACCTGTTATATATTTAAAATTCATTGGCATACAATATTACTCATGTCTTTTTGACAGAGAGTTCTGTATTCAGGATCTATCTGGAGTTTAATACCCTTTATTTTATAACCTAGTTCTAAGACTTCTTGCTTAATACTTAATACATTTTGTGATTCTTCTAAAGATACAACTTTAGTTTTAATAACTTCAAAGTCTGAATACACCTTGCCAACTATAAAAACATTACCTATCAAAGCTGATAATAAAGTTATAGTGAGTGCTATACTCTTGAGGTTAAGATCAACTTGCATCTATTTACCACAAATACATTCACCACCACAAGAACAAGTACCCATTATTTAGGGTACTTATCTTTGGTTACTTGGATTGTAGTTTTCCAACCTTCAATTCCATTATGAAATATATCGTCTAGTTGGTCTGCAATGCTTGGATATTCTAATGCTCTATCTCTTTGATACTCATTGTTATCATAAGCTGTTTGTAAAGAAGTTAATTCTGCACTTACTTCGCTCCATGAATACGCCTGTGTATCAGAAAATATCGCAGTACCATTTGCATCAGCACCTGAAATGAATTTAACTTGTGAGTTATACTCTGCTTCATTCGTTGGTGTTCCATTAATTACATACTCATGGCTATTGCCACCTTTGGTATTTAATGATTGTATTGCTTTTGATATGTCTGTCATGTTTTACTCCTTTCGTAAATTGTTATGCTATCTCCAAGATAGTCCAAATTATTGGAGCAGTTGAACTGTTGTTTATTTGAAAGTCTCCACCTCTCCAATAAAGAGAATATTTTATTGCATCTGTTGATGCTATATTGGCTGACATATAATGAATTGTACCTGACTTTATATCAGTAGTTGCACCATCTTGATGCCAAGCACCTAGACCACCTGGATCTGCACTACTAATTTCAGTTATTGCACTATCATTTGCATAAATTGTAGCACCACCAGCAGAACCACCAGCAGTATTTTTTCTCCAAGTAGCTTGTATCATATGTAAAAGTTTATTGCTTGTAGATGAAGCTGTGTATGTATGGTCAAAACCTGTATCTGCTAAAGATGATGCATTGACTGTAATAGTTCCACTTGTGTATAAAGCTCTACTAGAATTAATTACTTTTCCTGTAGTAATACCACTAGGTAAAGCACTAACTGCTGATATCGAATTGTTGTTTAGTTTAATTAAAGCCATTATGCTAGTACCTCCATGAGTGTTATAGTTGAAGCAGTACTATTAAATTGTGATATTGATGACCTACTATTTGCAGTTTCTACTCTTTGCTGTACTTTAAAAGTAAGTTCACTTGTGCTTGATGGCGAATCTAAAACAGTAAGTGAAGAAGCATTACCTGCATCACCATAATTACTACTCAAATTAATTCTTGATGTATTATAATTCACTATTTGTGTACTACCTCGCAATATTCTGTGTTGTGTGGTTACATTTTGATTACTACTTCCTCCTGTTGTTCCTAGAATTGAAACAGAGGCTATTACATAAATTTTACTAGAAGTTGCAGTAGGTGTTATTGTTGCTGATAACCCTATGTCAGCGTAAGAGGTTGAAGTGCTAGTCGCCTCTGTTGAAGTTGTTGCAGTTACTACTTGACCTATCTTACCTAAAGCTAATCCACTTGCTAACTTTGCACTTGTTACAGCGTTGTCTGCAATCTTAGCAGTTGTTACATTAGCATCTACTATATTAGAAGTTGTGACTG